AAGCCACATACAACGAAATTGCCAAGGTTATAAAATGATTGATCTTCAACCGGCAATTCGTTCTGTGATTTTAAATGACTTAAGTATTTCTTCTCTTCTGCCTGCATACAACGGTTCAAAGACAATCTTCACAAGACGGCCAACGCCAACGGATGCGCCTTATCCACTCGTCCTAATCTCGGATACAGTCGCAGACAATCAGCAAGACTATCTATCTTGCGGCCATCGCGTGATGACTTATGACGTTGCGGTTTATGGTTATAATGATACGCCCGCAAACTATCGACTTGTGCAAGATATTGCAAGACGAATTGCAAATAAGTTTCATGGGCTAAAGCCATACGAAATTGCAATGCCGTCAGGCAGTTCATTAATCCAAAGCACTACAATCGGGCCACTATCCGGGCCTGTTGACGATGACAATAAGATTGGTCGCGTCGTTATCCTTAACCTTGAAGTTCTTTTAGAGGAATAAAAATGGCTTCCATCTTTGCGGCATCGGGCACCATTGTTTCAATGACGGCCAACACAACTCCGCCCGCCACTTTCAATGCGGCTGGATATGCGGCCCTCACTTATGTTGATCTTGGTTGCGCCTCCAACCTTGGAGAATTTGGCGACGAATCAAGCGAAGTAACTTTCGATTGTATCAATACGGGACGCACTCTCAAAATCAAAGGCCAGCGCAACGCTGGCAACATGACGCTCACGCTTGCGCTTGACGATACGACCGATGGCTTTGATAACGTTCAGGCGGCTGAATCCGACGATTCGACGGGCGACTATTATTTCAAGATTGAATTCCCGAACAAGCTGAATGCAACTGGCACGAATGCTATCCGCTACTTTGGCGGCAAGGTTATGTCTGCTCGTGAAGTTGTCGGTGGGGCAAATGATGTTGTGACCATCAATCTTGTTATCTCGATCAATACACCAATCGTCAAGATTGCCGCTACGGCTGGTGCATAATGGCGAAAGCTACAGTAAAAATTGAACTAGATGGCGAAGAGATTGAGCTTGTTCCGTCCCTCGCCGCAATGGAATATCTTCATTCGCAAGTCGATAATTTCCAAGCCGTATACGCCAAACTCGCAACTCTAAACTTTGACATGTATGCTCATGTGATTGTTGCAGGTGTCCAACCCAAAAAAGCTAATTTCAAGGCCGTCAAAGAAAACGTTTTTGAAACGGGTCTTACAGGCTTGATGGAGCCGCTTATTCGTTATGTGACGATTCTGCTTAACGGTGGCAAAGAACCAAAGATTGCGGAGGAAGCGACAGGCGAAGAGGGGGAGTAACCAGTTTCACCGATTACATGGACTGGCTAATTGAAGTCGGTTGTGGTTGGTTAGGTTGGACGCCTGAAGCCGTTCGTGGGGCTCATTTACAAGATATCCATCTTGCTTATAAAGGCAAGATAAAAATGCTTCAAGCTTGCTATGGTTCGCCGGAAGAAAATGAAAAGACAAAGCCGGTTAGAGAACGACCGGCAACGTTAGAAAACTTTGATAAAATGTTTATATAGCCGGGAGAGAACAATGATGGAAACCCTTGTTGTTCTTAGCCCGGTTTTTCTTTGCGGTGAATTTGAATGACGACTGTAGGCGAAATTTCTGTTAAAATTAGTGCTGATCTTGCACCATTGCGCAAGGCACAAGCCGATTCAAAAAAGATTATGGGCAAAATGGATGCGGCGCTAAACAAGAGCGCGCAAACAATTAGTGGCGCTTTTGGTCAGACTTGGGGTGCGCAAGTATCTCAGTTCAATGCAGGCGCAAATCAGATCACAACCAATGCTGCAAACGTTGGCAACTCTTTTAAGAAGACTGGCGAGGCAGCGCAGAAGGCCGCAAAACCTACTAGTGAATATGCTTCTAACATCAAAAACGCGGGACAGTTTAGCCAGCAAGCCGCATATCAGTTTAACGATTTGTTTGTGCAGCTTGCATCCGGCCAAAGTGCCTTTACGGCAATCACACAACAAGGCGCGCAGTTAAGCCAAATGTTCCAGCCGGGAACAGGCCTTGGGGCGGCGGCTAAGGGCCTTGGGTCTGCATTCGTACAGTTCCTTATCAACCCGCTAAACCTTGCTGTTGTGGCGATTGCAGGTGTCGCCGCTGCCGTTCCGATGATTTGGGAGGCGGTTAATGGCTCCGATGGCAAGAAGGCTGAAGATGTTCTTTCGAACCTTAATGAAGTTATCAAGGAAATTGAAAAGAATTCACCAAAAGCCGCCGCTGCGATTCAACAAATCCTTGAAGCAGCACAAGGCAACAATGTTCTTTCTGCCGACCTTGCTCTTTCTCGCAAGGAACTGCAAATTCTTTTGAATGACGCTCTGAAAAATTTTGATAGCATGGCAAGAGCCGCTAGAGGCATGAATCCGGCACTTGCTGCCATCAGGTCCGAAGTCAAAAATTTTGTGGAGGGTATCAGAAATGGCACTTCGACCGTTGAAGCTATGCGGGATAGAATGGCGGAAATCATTTTGTCGCCAAGTTCAACGGAACAAATGGTTTCTTATGCTAAGGAAATCTTCAACGCTTCAAAGGAAGCCGGAACGCTAGAGTCTCGCTTAAGGGCGGTTGACGTTGCTACGGAGTCACTCCCCACTCAATCTTTTGTTGACATGCAACAAGAGATGGAAAATTTGCGGCTTGCTTATGAGCAAGGAATGATTTCTCTTCAGCAATATAACGCAACGTTAGCAACTCTTGATTCGGCGGCGGTTTATTATCAAGAACAAGCGTTCCGCAACCTTCAGCAGGCCATTGACGATCTTGACCCCGGCCCTGCAAAAGACGATTTACAAGAAATTTACGACAAGGCCGCTGATGGCGAATTGTCTGCGGACCAATTTCGTGAGGCTATCAAGCAACTTGGACTTTCTTTCGATACTTCAGGTGCAATTAACTCTATCCAAGGGATTGCAAATGCCGCTGCGAACGCAATGTCCACCATTGCTACGCTACGCGCTAGCGGCTCTGTTCTTCCAACACTAGGAACTCTTTCCCCGCTCGGCTCTGCCGGGGGTGTAATCACTGGCGACACCATTGCAATTCAAAATGATGATGCCAGCCGTGTTAAATCGCAAACCCAAATTGAAGCCGAGAAAGAAGCTAAAAAGAAAAAGGGTGGCGGCTCAAAGGGGGAAAAAGATAGAGATTATATCGAAACCCTTCGTATTGAAACGGATTATCTTCAAAAACAACTTGACTTGATGGGTTTGTCTTATGAAGAACGCACTCGTCAGCAAGCGCAATTAGAGCAAGAAAAAGCAATCAAGGAGGCTATTGTTCGCCTTGGCGAAAAAGCAACGCCCGAACAAATAGCAGCTGTAAAGCAGCTAATTCCCCTTCAGCAGCAATTGACCAATGAACTTGCAAAGCAAAAGGCCGTGCAAGACACACTAAATGATGCATATGTTTCTGCGGCTGGCGATATTGGTTCTGCGATTTCTGGCGCTATTTCTGGCACAGAAGATTTGGGCAAAGCCTTTGCAAAAGTAGCTTTGAAAATTGCGGAAGCAGTCATTCAAGCCCAAATCTTGCAATCGTTTACCGGCGCTGATGGAAAAATGACACAGGGCGGCGGACTCCTGTCTAGCCTTGTCAAGGGGATTTTTGGCGGAATCTCTTTCGATGGTGGTGGGTTTACCGGATCGGGCGCAAGATCGGGTGGTCTTGACGGCAAGGGCGGCTTTATGGCGATGGTCCATCCCAATGAAACCGTGATTGACCATACCAAAACACCCGGAGTTTCGATTCCCCGCACTCAATCACGTCCAAACGTAGGCGGCGGCACAACGCAAATCGAAGTGTCTTTGAAGGCTCAAACGGATTCTTCCGTTATCATGGAAATTGCAGATACGCAAATTAAATCACGTTCACCTGCAATCGTAAAAGCTTCGGTCCAACAAAGTCAACAACAAACGAAACAAAACATGCCGGGATTGCTGGCTAATGCGCAAGCGAGAAGTCTATGATTGTTTATTGGCCCGAAAAACTTCTAAAACCCCAAACAATTAGCGTCGATCTTGCGCATAGAAACTTGCGTTCTCCATCTGCCGCCAGTGGATTTACGCAAGTTGTCAGCAATTCCGCTGGCATTTGGAAAGTGTCTTTTTCAAACATTCCGGTTTATTCGGCGCAAATGATCAAATGTTGGCGGGCGATTGACACTTTGATTGAAGGTCAACTTTTCCCGTTGTCCATTCCAGTTTTTGATCATCCAAGGTCGCCTTCTTCAACTGACAATTACGGTCGTAATCTATATAACTTCTATAACTCGTCAACGTCACATTCGGACGGCACTTTTTTTAGTGACGGCAGCGGCTACTCTTCGACTTGGACACGTGTTTTTGCAACAACGGCTGGAACTGTTGGGGCAACGACGATTTCGGTCTTAAAGTCGCCTCCGCTTGCAACCCTTGAGCCGGGACAACGGTTTTCTGTCAATGATCGTTTGTATCAAATCCAAAAGATAACGGCGCAAACTGACACGACAGCCACCTTTACCGTTCGCCCTCCAATTCGGGAAGCGTTTTCTATTGGCACTAGACTTGAGTTTGATAATCCTCGTGTTCGTGTCAAGCTATTAAGCGACACGGCTATGAATATTCCGTTGAATTTCAATCAACAAACCTTTCCAACTCTTGACTTCATAGAAGATTTGTGATATAGTAGTCATATGGCTTTTTTCACCTCAGATCAAGTTACGGCTTTTTCGCAAAATTCTGTGAGAATTTCGTTTCTCTGTGAACTCCAATTCGTTTCACAGACCGCATATGTTTGGAATGGCGAGTATAATCTAAGCTCTGGCGGTCAAACGTGGATGCCAATGCACGGCATTGCGCGCATTGAAGGGCTTGGCATGTCTGGTGACGCGGCATCTGAGCAAGTGACGCTTTCCATGAGCGGCATTCCAGATTATGAACCAAACATTTTGGCACTAGCCCTTGAGCAAACGCCTGAAGCCAATCAACAATTGGTCAAAATTTATCTTCAGTTTTTTGACGAAAATTGGCAACCTGTCGGCAATCCAGTGATGGTTTGGTTTGGCTTTATGCAGCCGCCAAGGGTTTCCCGCACTACGCAAAGCGAGTTTGACGGTCAGGTTCAATCTATTACCGTCACTGCCGAAAACGCTTTCTTTAATCGCTCTCGCGCTCCATATGGTCGAAACACGGACCGGGACCAACAGAAGCGATATCCGGGGGATAAGTTTTTCCAGTTTACACCAACGCTTCTTTCCAAATCCTTCACTTACCCGGATTATTGATCTCATAGGTTGTATTTTGCAATCACTAGACGAATACATCAAAAACGAAGTCAAAAAGCCATTCTCCTATAAACTGAGAACGGATTGTGTTGGAACTGTTGCGCGCTGGATTCAAATCCAGAAAGGCTATTTGTTCCTTGATATGTTCGATATCAATTATTCATCTGTTGATGAAAAAGACGGCATCTTGACAAGAAATGTCAATTTCTGGAAAGCGATTCTAAATTACGCTCGCATGACTGGCGAGAAGCCAACCAAAAAGCCTGTCAAGGGGGACGTTGCCGCAATCGTTGTTCCTCCCGGCAAGGTGGGATTAGCTATTCATTGCGGCACTTATTGGTTTACTCGTGATACGAATGGCATCATTGGTTTACCGATTGATAGAACAAAAGTCTTAAGGGCTTGGAAAATAGTTTGAAATGATTGAAACACTTGTTCTATCTGTTATTGCCTCTCTCGGTGTGACTTCGGTTGCGCTGTCCAATATCTTGTTTCTTGGTCTTTCTGGTCTTTTCTATGTTGGCGCTTCGCTTGGTCTTTCACTTCTAAGCTCTTTGCTTTTTAAGCCTCAGACACCAAAACCAGAAGACGTTCAACAACAAACAAAGCAGCCGATTTCCCCTCGTTATCGGCACTATGGCAGAGTCAAGGTTTCTGGCAATTGGACTTTTGCTGAAAGCAAGAACGGTAATTTTTATAAGGTTGTTGCAGTGGGGCAAGGGCCGATTGATGCGATTGAGCAGTTTTGGATTGATGATTATTTAGTTACCGTCGATTCCTCTACAGGTTTTGTTTCTACCGGCGTCACCGATTCTGGAAAGACTTTTGACTATGGTTCGAAGGTCCAAATCCGCTATCGGTTGGGCACAGGAAGTGATCTTAATTATTCGGAATTGTCTTCCGTTTTTCCTGAATGGACTAGCGATCATAGAGGCCGTGGCGTTGTCAGCATCTTTGCAACGCAATTTGCCGTTGGTCAAGAACAATACCTAAAGACGTTCCCTAGCGGCATCAACACAAACTATCGCGTTGTTATGCGCGGCGTTTTGATCGAAAACCCAGTAACACTTTCTGTTTCGTGGGATGATAATGCGGCTAGCGTCATTCGCGACTTTTTGTATAATGCCGAAGGTTTGAGGTTGCCAAAGGCGCTTCTTACAACTCCTTTGGCAAGTGCTGGATGGATTGCAGCGTATAACAAATCAGAGACGGCATATAGCCTTGCGGCGGGCGGGACAGAACCCCGTTATAGACTTTGGGGCTCATATCATTTGGAAGAGCGTCCAGCAGACGTTCTAAACCGAATGTTGATTTGCTGCGATGGCCGTTTGATGATTACGAACGATGGCGGATTGACTCTTGACATTGGCGACGTTCCGGCTTCTCCTGTTGTTATTGACGAATCAATGATTGTTGGATTCAGCGAACTTGGCCGTGGTCGTGACATTCTGTCAACTGCCAATACGATCCGGGCGACATTCCTCAATCCCGATCAAGATTATCAATCTTCGGATGCTGACCCTTGGGTGCAAGCAGAAGACGCGGCGGTTCGCGGCGAAATTGCACAATCTTACGAATTCCCAATGGCCCCAAGCCATAGTCAATGCAGACGCTTAATGAAGTTGGCTGCATTTCGTTCCAATCCCGATTGGGTAGGGTCTTTTGTTTGTAACTTGAAGGCTCTAGCGGCTTTTGGTGAACGCTATTGCACGATCAGCTTTCCAACATTGGGGATTAATCAGACATTTGAAATCCTTGATTTCAGGTTCGATGTTGGTGAAAACGATATCTTGAATACGGTGACAATTCAAGTGCAATCGCTTCCTGCCGCTGCTTACGCATGGGATGCGGATCAAGAAGAAGGTGATGCGCCCGTTTATGAGTCGTCTAATGGCACGTCAACGATTCCAGACGTTACAGATTTTAATGCTGTCATTCAACGCAAAGAAATTTCTGGCACCCTATATCCATATGCGCTTTTGACGTTTGATCCGGCTCCTTCACCATTGCAAACTGAAGCGCAAGGAAGGCGAGTTGGCGACACTTCATGGACACCAATTGCAGTGTCAGAAGGCTCAAGTAGCGCAGAAAGTTTTCTTCTCGCTGATGGCGAAACGTATGAGTTTCAGGTTCGGTATCGTGCGATTTCCGTAGGGGCTTGGACTTCTTCCGCCATCTTAGTTGCAACGGCTGACCCTGTTGCGCCGGGAATTATTACGTCTCTCATTGCGACACCAGATGACACGAACAACGAAGTTGACTTTTCGTGGCAATCACCGAATAGTGCAAATTTCGCTGCAACAAACATCTATCGCAATACTGTAAACAACGAAGGAACTGCAACGCTCGTTCACACAGAATACGGCGCTGCAAACTTCCCATTCACCTATAGCAATCCATCTGGAACCGGAACGTTTTATTTTTGGCTTAGAGCTAGGAACTTCTCCGGCGTAGAATCTGCTTCCGTTGCAAGCGGAGCTATAACTGTAACATAATCGAGAATAAGGAAACAGAAATGTCAAGGAAAATCAATCAAGAAGGCCTGAACCTAATTAAGCAGTGGGAAGGTTTGGAACTTGCAGCGTACAAAGATGTTGCAGGCGTTCTAACTATAGGCTATGGACATACGTCCACAGCCGGTACGCCAAAGGTTGTTACAGGTCAACGTATCACCGAAGCGCAAGCCGAAGAAATTCTGAAATCTGATCTTGCGAAATTCGAAGAGCGCGTAAACCGACTTGTAAAAGTTCCGCTAACCGAAAACCAATTTGCAACGCTCGTTTCTTTCGATTTTAATACTGGCGCACTTCACAAGTCAACCCTCCTCAAGAAGTTGAATGCAGGGGATTATGAAGCAGTTCCAGTTGAACTTATGAAGTGGGTAAATGCGGGCGGAAAGAAGGTCAAAGGCCTTGTAAACCGGCGCTCGGCAGAAGCTGGTCTTTGGGCTAAGGGTGAATTTGTATCTTCAAATACGGTTGATGCAAAGCCAACGGTTCCAGCAATCGTTACTAAAGAAAACATTGCATGGGGCGGCACTCTCGTCTCATCGCTTGGTTTGTCCGCTTCCGGTTCCGGCCCCGTCCAATATGCTTTTGCCATTATCCTCGTGATCGCGTTTTGCGTCGGCTTGTTCTTTTTCATCAAAAGCAGGCAGGCTAAATAATGATTGCAACAATTGTCACATGGCTTGTCAAGCTTGGCTTTGGCGGAATTGTCGATAAGACCATTGACCTTATGAAATATCGTGCGCAATTAGAAAATGACAAAGAGAAGTTGCGCACTGAAGTTGCGATTGAGCAACTTAAGGCTACGCTCGAAGAAACTCGCATTATGGCTGGTTATAACGAGAAAAAGCTTGAATTCCCTTGGTTTTGGCTTATGGCTTGTATTTTTGTTTTGCCTTTGGGCATGTGGTGGAGCGCCATCCTACTCGATAGTATCTTTCATTTCGGATGGCGCGTAGCTGATTTGCCGACCCAAAACCTACAGGATTGGGCTGGCCAAATGATCACTTGGATTTTTTATGTCGGTTCCGGCGTGGCCGTTTTGAAGGGGCTTCGCAAGTGAATTTTGATTTTACTATTTCCGTTTCGCATATTATTACAATTATGGGCTTTGCCGCAGCCTTCGCATGGAATTG